CGACGTAGTTTGTGCCGTCGGCGTTGGTGAAGCGGCCAACCATCAACACCCCGGCCTCGGTATACATCTCTGCAAGCGTCTTGCCGGAGCCTTTCTCGGTGGAGTCGCCGTCGTGGGGGTAGATCATTGGGATTGTTTTGCCGCGAGACTTGATGGCAGAGGCGTGAACCGCCGGTATCTCGCCCTCTTTCTTGTAAATGTCATATACATAGATACAGTCGTTATCTGGGTTGTAGGCCGTCCACACAACGGTTGTGGGGTGGGTTATTCCAAAGTCGATGGCCGCCAGTTTTTTGTAGTGGCCCGGTATTTCGAAGGGATCGCACTTAACGACCTCCTCGGAGAGCGCGAACACCATGCCCTCGCCAAGCACCGGGATGCCCTTGGAGCGCATGTCTCTTTGATACTCGGGAATCGCAGCCAGTAGCTGCTCCTTGGTCTCTTTGTTTAGGTGCTTCGCGTCTTGCCAAGTGGCGTTTGCGAGGTGCTGCCCTTTGGCGCGGTTATCTAAGAACTGGCTGACAAGCTCAGTCACGCCATTTTCAGGCGTGAATGTCATCGTGACATAACCTCCTTCTCCGCCGTTCCCGGTGGCTGTACGGGTCAAACACTGGGGGTATATGGTAGGGTCAGTTGGCTCCTCATCGATCCAAATAAAATCTTGTGAGCTGCCCATTAGTACATGTTGGCCCTGTGTGTAAGACTTGAACGATACCAATGAGGTGTTGCCGGTGGCGTATCGGACCGCAACGTCTCTTGGCAATCTTGGAGTTCCCATTGCAGGGGTGACTTGATAGACCTGATCCTGCCGAACTAGGCCGTTGCCGTCGAACTTGCCGTCACCTAAATAGGCACCGAACAACTCCTTGACCACAACGTCTCGGAGCTGCTCACCAGATACCCCGAGGCACCAGACTGACACAGGCTTGTTGAATCTTATGCCTTTCCACCAGTCTGGGTACGCTCCCGTGAGGTGGTACGCTACCTCAACCGCCATAGAAAATGTTTTTCCAACTCGGTTTGCTGCCATAAGCAAACGCTGCTTGTTCTCGCCCCCGGCCTTGTAAAACTTTTGCTGCCACGGGTAGGGCTTGAAGTGGTCTAGCCGGTGGGTTCGCTTATGTTCCTTAACGACAGCGATGGCTTTGGCTATATCCGCCGCTTTTTCCTGCTGCTCTTCTGTCAGTTCAGGAGTCCCTTTTTTGCGAACCGCTTTTTTTGAAGTGCTTACTGTCACAAAACGCCCTCAGTATGTATCTCGATATACCCCGCGTAGCCCCCCCACGGGGGAGTCCCTGATTTGCGAAGCCGCTTTGACCCGGATTGCGCCCCGGAGCCTTGACGGCATCGAGATTCGTAAGTCATTGATTTCATTGAAGTTTTTTCCAACCCCTGCGGCTCGATGTACCAATTACTGTACCAAGAGGGCTGCACCCCCCGTCACAGCTCGACATATGACCCATGCCGTATCGGGCGCTATAGCTTAGATGGATCAATACCTGCGTCCTTCAGTGCCTCGATGGCTGCATCGAGCTGCACATCTACGCCCACTGAGCCGCTTACATCGACCTCCTGCCGGTCTGTCCAGCCGCCCCTATTCTTGAGGAAGAAGATTTGGGCACTGGTGGAGGGCTTGTCGGGGTTCGTGGCTCCATCGTACAGCGCGTTCGTCACGGCGCGGACGCCAGCGGCCTTCCCCGCCTTTAATACCTCTGCAAATTCTGTGTCATCTTTCTTGCGGCGCGTCATCGTTGACACATGTATCCCTAACATGTCTGCGATCTGCTGCTCCGACAATCCAATCTGGGCGTAGTGGTATAGATCATCGAGATCTATATCTTTTGTGTGTGCCATGTAATTCCCTTGGAAATCAGTTGCTTATGATTGCGGAGTATGCACCTACAACAATCAATTGGCTATACCACGGGCAGTTGTTTTTTCTACGCCTCTACGCCTCTACGCCTCTACGCCTCAAGGCACCCCGACTCACCGGCACGGCCCCAGTGCGCCACAGGCCCCGTCACATAAGGCCGTGCCGGGTATGTGCCATGTGCCGGGTTAAATTTTCAATCCATATGAGATTTACTTTCTTATCTTTTACTCTCGTCCCTCTGGATACACTTTTACCTTGTCTCTCTTATCTCTCTCTTAAATTAAAGAAAAAAGAGTAAGAAAAACAAGCACTTAGCTGCTCCGGGTTAATATCTCACAGACCGGCACAATTCTGCGCCACCCCGACTCCCCGGCACACACCGGGCATAAAAAAACCCTCGGGGCTTCGCAGCCGGGAGGGCTTAAAGAGAATGAAATTCACCTCCTTACGAGCGTGTGTGCTCTTTCTTAATCTTACCTATCTGGGACTGGTAGGCAAATGTCTTGACTACCTGCTCCCTAGACAGCGTACCGGCCTCGCGCTTGTATTCATCGGGGCCAACCCTTTGGATTGTACCGCCTTGATCGAGGTATTCCTGTAGAGCCTTATCGGTGGCCGCTCGCAGCGCCTCCCTGCCCTTATCGATTGAGGGCCTCAATGTAGCCGGTCCTCGGTCTCCAGTATCTCGACGCCTGCGCGGCAGCAGATCGACCAATACTCGTATGTGCGTCGCTCGACGCGCTGGTCGCCGTAGGGTTCCATGTCTATACATACCTCCTCGATCACGTCGCAAAGCTTGCCGCACTTGTCGCACATAAAATCAGTAACGGTCATAGCAGACGCCCCCCAGCTCTAGGTAATCGGTGTGCGTCCCTGAAAGAACGCGCTTGCAGTAGTCTGCCTCGGATGCCTTGGCGTCCTCATAGTCTGCGTTTCCCGCCATGCCCATCAGGGCAAACGTGAGGGCCGTTAGCCCTGCACCTATAAATATCTTCACGCTATATCCTCCATGAACCCCTCCCATCGGGCGCGGAACATTGCCTTTATCTTGGTCACTGACGAGGGCGATATGCCCAGCCTGTTTGCTATTCGTTGAGGGGAGTGGCCCTTACGGCTCCCTTCTATTACCCCCTCAACAATTCGAGGGTCTTGATCCAGCCTCGGCTGGGCGCTGGCGCCCTTGGCCCTTGGGCCGGTGAACATGCGCCCGAGGCGGCCATCCATGACCACCCTAGTCGCTTGGTAGAATCTATCACTCATTTGTCGTTGATACCCCATTTTGTTGTAAGTAAATGCGGCGGCGTGGATCGATTGGGGTGTCGTGACTAGAGGGGCCACCCGCGGTCATCGATCCTGTTTCACGTCTGGACATATGAGCCAGCACACACTGAGGCCGCCGCTCCCCTGCGGGAGATGCCCCGGAATCTAGTTAAACCCTCCAGATCCTTACCGCCTTACCGTCATCGACTACGCGGTGAGAGCACTTGCGGTTTAGCTTTTGCAGTTGATACCGAAGCGACGAGGAGGTGTACCCGGCGCTGCCGCCCTCTGGGATCAGCATCTTAACGCTGTCGCCGACCTTCATCTTGGCCGCCACGGCTGCCATGCCCTCCAGCTTCTTTGCCCTCTTGGGCATCTCGATCCCGGACTCGATGGCGATACCGCCGACCATTTTAATTTTTGCGCCGTGTGCAGCGGCGTACATTTCTAGGCGTCGATCCTCGGCGTATTCTCGTAGTGTCATGTCATCCCTCCATGGATGTCAGTTAATGTTGTGATGCAGTCGCATCGCGGAGCGCACCCATGCTATGCGCTCGACGCTGTGACTGTATGCGGTAAAAGGGTGCGGAGGTTTTCCCGCATGGCCCCCTAAATGTCTTGCCGCACAATGTGCGTGGTGTGGTATTCGTTCAAGGCGTTACTCAAACTATTGTCGAGCGTGTCAGAGCCAGCGGCAGAGCACCACGTCACGAGAAACTCTTTCATGGTCTCTTCAGTGCCGAGTTCATCCATGTAGGCGCGGATGACCTTGGGGTCAACGTCAATCGTGAAGTCTATTCGTACTTTCATACCTTCCTCCCCGGGCCGCTTACGCGGCCTCTTCGTACTCAGTCAAGATCCAACTGCTGCGCACTTGGTATTTGGACTTGAAAACACCTTTATCAAGCATCAACCCCATTGCCTCGAAATACTCATAGCAAACGGGTTGGTGCGGCGTGTGGTCGATCTCGTTCGCTGCGCTGGCAAGCTCCCAATTTAAGTGAGCGCGAAGAAATTTCGCAACTATAGGCAATTGCTTCTTCTTCAAAATCACCTCATCCCCCTTGGTCTCTCCGTCAGTGCATACTAACTTGTACTGAAATTTCATATGTATCCCCTTGAGCCGCTTACGCGGCCACCTTGATTTTCTTGACGCTGCAAAGCACTCGGCAGTGGTAGCATTGGATGTTGTATCCACCGGCCCAGATAACATCGAGTTTGACGCGGTGCCCGTCGATGACCCACTCACCGCAAAAATCTTCGCCGTAGATCACAACCAGATCGTCTGAGTCGATGTCTGCGATTCCAGCCTTCTCGAATTTTTGCGCGATTCGCTTGTTGCGGTTTGCGTGCGTGCGCTTGGTTCGCTTGATCTCGCGCTCGACGTGATCATCGAAGTTCCAATTATTGTCTTCCTGAGTCTGCTGTGAAGCTATGCGATCCAGTTCCGAGTAGAACCGATTGTAATTTGCGCGACCAGAATTCGGTGGGAACTCTTCGAGCAGCTTTGCGTAAACTTTTCTGAACCACTCGCGGTTCGCTTGCACTTCTTCTGGAATGCCGGCGATGCTCTTGGCATCTGCTTCTGCGAACGCTGCGGTAAGTTTTTCTAGTAGGGTCATGTCGATCTCCGTTTGCTTTCTTGTTAAGACAAGACAGATCATACAGACATCTGTGTTAATGACAACTGTTTGTTGTCTTTTAACGTAAACTTTTTTCGAGGATGTTTTGGCACCACCAATAGAGGTCGGACT